GTCCAGAATGCCCGTAACAGACAGGCCGAACAGATTCTGTAGTCCCCGGAGCCTGGCGCGAGTCTCTTCATCCATCTCTCCCGACGGGACCATACCGAGGACACGCTGCACATAACGCAGCGCTCGCCGGTCTTCCTCTGATGTGGGAGCGATGATCCTTCGCTCATACCAAGTGCCTACCTTCATGCGTCCACCTTCACGGCGATACGGTCTACGACCGTACGGACGGCTACTACTTCTGCATGCACCATCTCAACCTGCGCCCGCTGGGTGACAAGCTCTTCGAGCATCTTCACCCTCTCGGTCAGGTTGGCGACCTCTTCGTTCTTCACTCCGAGGCTTGCCTCAAGAGCGTCGATACGGGCCTGCTGGATCTCGGAGAGGGAGACAGCGGCCTCGATTGCGCCATTGACCCCCAGCCTTCTCCCTCCGAACCATCCACCAGCAACTCCGGCTGCGCCTGTCACGATAGTGATGATGGCGTTAGCGTCCACTCTCTCTCCCTGCTTAAGTGTTCTCTGCGACAGTCCTCATGCGAACTGTCAGGTATCCTCCCAGCGCCCCCCCGTCGGCGAATGGTGCGGTGTCCTGCTGGAACTCCCAGTCTTCGATAACCACCTGAGTGGTGAAGCCCTCGTCTAGCTCCTGGAACAGGACTACGTCACCCGCTCGGGCAACGGACTTGAATGCCTCGAAGCGCTCACGTGCATAGCCGGGGAACCCGATGCGGTTTCCACCGCTATCGGTCTCGACGTTGAACATGAGCAGAGGCACGGTGATGATGCGCTGTCGGATAGAACCAGGCAGAGCCTTGACCTGCCATCCGTTGAGCACCGCCCCGAAGGCGGTGTCAGCTCCACGCTCGAAGATGAACTTGAGGCGCATCCAGTTCTGCGGACCCTGAGGCTGGCTGATAGCCACGTCCTTAGTTCCCGCAGTGGATAGTGGAGAGTACGTGATCATAGGGATCTCGCCGCCACCCTCGGAGAGAACGGCTACCGACAGGTCGCCGTTCAGTGAGGCAGGCGTACGCACCGAGAAGAACTTGTAGAGCTTGGGCTCCTCGGTGTTGAAGCGGATGCGGCCGGTGTTCAGGTAGCCGAGAGGGAGTAGCTCCTCCTCCTGCTCCTTGTAGATGCCACCGAGCTGCACCGAGAAGACCTTTCGGTCCGATGCTCCAAGCATCGTGACCGAGTTGACGATGCCGCTGATCTCACCCTCGCCGTAGATGTCCCGGGCGTACGCGTAGCGTACAGCCCTCGTGGTCTGCTCCTGGATCTGGTTACCTAGGTCCACCCTGAACAGGCCTGTGTCGCCGTCGTGCGCCTCCTGGGATCCGACCCACATGAAGCGATCGCTACCCACGATGCCACGGCATCCGAACTCGGGCTCGAAGAGGAGTGGACCGTAGGCGATGTCGCCATTCGAGTCGATCTCTCCGACCCTGAATCCCTTGCTGGTGGCGATGCCGACGAACGTGCCCACGTAGGAGTAGATCGTGCGGATGGTCTCACCGGCAGGCATGGTCGCGGTGACGCCAGCCCAACGCAGAACGGGGAGCCCCGCCTCGTCGACCACAGTGAACTTGTGGATCTGACTGGTAGTGCCCGAGTCGCCTGCGATGTAGATAGCGTTCGGTCCATCGGTGATGGACCTCCAGCGCCAGTTAGGATCCTGATGCGTGTACGATGCGGCAGGTAGCGCAGCCGCTGCCGCCGACAGCACGCCCTGATGCACGGCATTGCTGGTCGTGATGATCAGACGGTCCTTGACGAACGCTACCTGCGGAGACACGAGGGCTCCGGTGTATCGCTGTGTAGGTGCAGCCGTATCCACTCCGGACCACACGCCGTCAGCGGTGCGAGCGAAGATGTACGTAGTTCCCGTACCGGTCAGGCTGGCGATGGCGGTAGCCGTCACGATGGACGTGACACCGCTGTCGGTCAGCTTGGACAGGTTGTTTCCATCAGCCACCCACGCAGCGTCGACTAGTAGTGGGTCGACGTACCCGAACACGTTGATGTTCGAGTTCGTGGAGTTGATGGACTTGACGCTACGGCGCAGGAGCTTGACGTTTCCAGCCTCCCACGGGTCGATGCCGAGAGACTCGGCGAACCTGTAGTTGAACTGGTTGTCGTTGTCGGGGTCCTGATAGAGAACGCCAGCTCCACCCGTAAAGGTGGACTGGCTCCTGAGCCACCAGCCTTCGAGCGACTGCTCACCAGGCTCTGCGAAGTTGTCGAACTGCTGCTTCCTGATCTCAGCCATACGCTCCGTGTACGGCCGCTGGTCATCAGCGGCCGACAGGAACGGAATGCCACCCAGTGCGTAGCTGTACGAGAAGTCCGACTTGGTGTACATAGGCAGGTCGGTGCTGCCCATATCTCCTACGGGAGATGGGATCGGACTGACTAGCGCTGGCATGGCGCCTCCTTACGATACGTAGGTGGCCGTGAAGTTGATGTTGTTGCCGGTCGAGATCGTCGCCGCACTGTTCCACGACCTGAGCGTGACGTTACCGGTGTTGACTGCCATGTTGGCGCCACCTGAACCGATGCTGTTCTGCACGAAGACTGCGAAGTCGGATGCGGTGAGGTCTGCGTGAGGTCGCCAGTTGGCGTTGATAGTTCCGAGCAGGGAGTCGGCAATGTCTCCACCCGCACCAGCCACTATGTTCGCTCCAGTCCTCTGGACAGTGACATTGATCGTGGAGATCCTGGCGGTGCGCACCAGTAGTGCGCTGACGACGCTCCACCCTGCGCCCGCAGTGAAGACTCCTGCGCCCGACGAGGTCTGGACTGCGAACGCAGCCTCACCGAAGCTGTTGACGGAGGCGAGTACGCCTCCACCAAACTCCCACTCGGTCAGGCTTCCGGTCTGCCCCACGTTCTTGGAGATCTTGAGCGATGGCTCAAGGAAGGCGCTGGTGGTTGCGACGGTCAGGCCGTTGGCTACCAGCCCGGCACCGAAGACGTCCAGATTCCCGTCGAACTCAGGCCCCGAGCCGATCGTTACGCTGGACACAACGTCGATGTCGGTGGCGTTGATGTTGACGAAGTCCGCCTCGACGTTGGTGTTGATGTCGGCGTTGTTGATCGAGCCGTTGTTGATGACCGGAGAGGTGAGCGTCTTGCTGCTCAGAGTCTGTACGTCCGTGGTGCCCACGACGTCACCGACCACGCCGTGGACTGCGGAGTCAGCCTCCTCATGGGACCTCGACTCAGCGAAGTCTCGTGCGGAGCTGACGTGCTTCACGACGGCGCCAGCACTGTGGTTGCTGGCGCTTGTTCCGTCGATGGCTCGCTGCACCGTGAGGGTGGTGCCTGCCGCAGCGTCGACCTGAACCAGCTCCATCGTCGGAGTGTCCGGGTCGATAGCCAGCGTGTAGGGCTGGAAGACGGGCAGGCCAGCCGCACTGTCGATGGTGATGGTGGTGGTGATCGCATTGATACCAGCCGTCAGCGAGGTGGGTGGTGCGACATTCGAGTAGTAGCGGGTAGCCATAGCCCCTCTTATCCGTTGAAGGTGTAGCTGCTCTCGAACAGCTCAAGCAGACGCTCGCGCTCCTCGTCCAGCCTGCGCTGGTACAGCTGCATGTAGTACGTAGATGCGCTGGACGCATCCTTGGGTCCGACGATCTTCGATCGCTCAGTGGACTCGACGCTCGTCTGCTGGAGTCGAGCAGCCTCAAGCGCAGGGAGTAGACGCCAGATCGCGGAGTACACGATCATGTCTACGTAGCGCTCAGGGAATCCGGTGACGGTCTCGAAGTCGTCGTTGTTGTTGACCAGATCGTTGGGCCTCTTGCGGTACGTGACGCGCACGTTCCTGCCCGGCACGACGAAGTCGTAGATCTGGATCGTCCTGCCCGTTGGGGCAGGAGTCGGAGCCACCTGAGATCCGATGGAGGCGAGTGGGTTGTACCGCCACTTGGTGGCGGGGAACCAGACCCTGGACGGACCGATCGTGTTGATGACTACCTTGTAGACATCCTCCGCCTCAGCCGGGATAGGGTACTCGTAGCGAGCCGCCACGTAAGGGAACTCATACTCACCGAAGACCCACAGATCTGGGTAGACTCCTCGGATCGCATCGTTGATGGCCTCCTTGATCCTCTTGCGAGGGAACGCGGGGTCGACCTTCACGAACGTATCGGCAGTGTGTGATGCAGCCACCGTGTTCGCGTAGCCTCGACCATTGAGACCACCCATGACCTCGACGGTTCCCGACACCTTGTCGAACTTCTTGACCCAGATCAGCTCGTCATCGATCTCGATCATCCCTCGGCTCATGGCCGAGGAAGTGGTCTCGGGGTCGCAGGTGAACATGGTGTCGGTGGCCGTCATCGAGTCAGCCAGGAAGGTGATGACCTCCTGATCGACCGCATAGCCTAGGAGCTGCTGCTTGACGCGCTCCACGATGTCGTTGAACGTAACGGCCACGACACCTCCTTAGACTAGGTAACCGTTGATGGTTACGGAGGCGGCGGAAGCGCCTCCGGTATCGAACATGAGGGTTGCGGCCTCGGCTCCGGTCTTGATGATGCAGTCGATCGGAGTGCCGCCACTGCCGATGCCAGCCAGCAGGCCAGCCACAGCCACCTGATGGACGATGGCTCCGGCCGGTGGCTCTACAGTGTTACCCGCCACGGTCACCCGTGGCGTTGCCGAACCGGCAAGCGTGATGCTTGCCGAGATGGCGATGGTCCCATTGAACATGGACCTCGGCGGGATCGTGAGGATCGTACCGTTGGTGGTCCTGGTCCCGTTGAGGATCATCCCGTCCTTGAGCATGAGTGCCTGCATCTTAGA